CCTGCGCGATATGTGCGGTTACCGATGGTTACATCCATTGTAAGCGTTACCTGCTCACGATCTGTACCCATGCGTGTTAGCTGATCCGCACTCATGCTGCTTAGACGCAAGCCACCCGCTCTCAAGACATTGTCATAATAAGCAGTACCGGGAACCGCGGCTGTTTGGCTACCGTCCGCTAGTACAAAGTTTTCTGCACTTTGCGGCGTTGCACTGACATCACCCATGGCGTTTCCGCCCGCTGCGATAATGTCCATATATGCTTGTGTTCCGGGGATCGCGGTCCGTATGCTACCGTCTGGCATCTGGAAATTTTCCGCCTTTTGCGGAGTGGTAGAAGTTGACGGAATTGCACGAATAGTTACGTTTTCTTCGCCATATGTGCTGTAAAGCTCTTCTAGCTGATTACGGGTCAAGGGCCGTGTGCCAAGGCTTCTGGTTACAGGCGTACCATCTACTGTTTCCGTAACGGCAACAGAGTAGATATCACCAATATCCTTCTCTCCCGCAGCTAATTCGGCCTGACGCTCGGCAGAATACAGGCTTTGTGAGCCTTGTAGTGCCGCTAAATCAAGCTGACGTTGTTCTGCTTTTTGAGCTTGCTTGAATTTACCAAACTCGCCAGCCCGCGCCCCGATATTACCAAGAACAGGTGTAAAGGCTGATGCCAAACGCTGCGCTGGGGATTCACCCGGTTGACCCGGAGACGCAAACGCTAGGCCGCCTTGAGCAATGTCGAACAGCATTTGGGCTTGTGTAAGACTACGTTGCTCTTCGAGGTCCGCAGCGCGGTCCGTTGGGTCGAAGAGCTGTCCGTACAAAGCGCGTTGCTGCTCAAAGAGTTCTTGTTGACGTGCGTTAGGCAGGGCGACGCCGCCCGGTTGCATATACTGAACCGCGCCGCCTTGGTTAAAATTTACAGGTGCTGGGCCTCCTTGACCCGGCATCATTTCTTCTTGTGGCATATTAACCGTGGACATGATCCCGCCCGCCATATCGCCTTGTACTGGCGTATTCATCGCTTCGGGTGCCACGCTGCCGATGCCTTGATCGACCAAGGCTACCTGCATGATTGGCTGAACCAAAGTTAGAACCGACTCTGGGGTTTGTGCCGCATCGGCATCCCCAACAATCCCAGCAAGCTCTTGGCGTCTCTCTTGTAGAGGTGCCTGATCGCCTCGGATCGTGTTGATGATCTGTTCGTAATCTTCGGTTTCCGCCGCTGCATCCAAATTACCAAAAGAACCAGCGGCTTGCTGGAGCATTGATTCGAGGACCGCGGGGTCTATCCCTTGTTGCATTGCGCCCGCTGCGGCTGCGTCCATCGGCATGTCCTGTGGAACAGGAAGACCTGCCGCAGAAGGAGATGGGGGCATTCCCATACCGCCGGGAGGAGCTGGGGGAGGTGGCATTTGTGCGGCAGCCATCATTGGGTCGCCGCCTGCTTGCATGGGAATAACACCCCGACCCATCAGGATGTCCTTCTGGGTTACTTTGTTGTCGCCACTCAGGTCAGGAAATCTAGCGGCACCGCCGTTCCTAAACATCTGACGATCCATTACGCCTCTATTCATCATCCAAATAACCCCGCTTTCTGTGCGCCGCCGTAAGCCGACAGACCTGCTATGCCAAGACCCAAGATTTGCTGGGCAGGCGATGCTGTTGGTGCAGTGGTGCCAGTAATACTTTGTTGAGACGATGGAGCGCCTTTATAAATATCTGACAAGAAACCCACACGTTGATATGGTTCGTAAAGTTGCTGCAACTGTGTCTGGCGTTGTGCTTCCAGAGTTGCTTGCTGTTGAGCTTGTTGCTGTTTGCCCAGATCGAACAAGAACCCTTGCTCGCGCTGACCCATTTGCTGCCCAAGTTCGCCAAGCGACGCTTGACGTAGACCAAGCGTACCAAGCGCCTCGCCTTGTGCCAGACCAAGCTGACCGTATTGTGCGCCAAGACCGCCAATACCTTGGCCCAAACGACCAAGAGCTTCCTGACCCGCCAGACCAAGTTGGCCCGCGGCTTGTGAGCCTTGTACGCCAAGTCCGGCTTGCGCCTGACCCAACTGACCCGCTTGCAAACCAAGCTGTCCAGCCAATTGTTCGGCACCGATGCCCATTTGACCAGCCTGACCAGCAATCTGAGCCTGTGTTTGTGCGCCCTGAAGACCTAACTGACCAGATTGACCCGCTAACTGACCCGCTAACTGAGCTGCGTTCATGCCTGTAGAGGCAGCCAATTGCTCAATATTCATGCCCGTTTGTGCCAAAGCCTGCGCATTTGCGGCAGCCATCTGCTCACCAGATAACCCAAGCTGACCCGCAACCTGTGCCGCCTGAATACCCTGCGCACCCGCTGCTTGAGCGGCCTGAATACCAGCCTGTGCGCCTTGTGCGCCAAGTGCCCCAGTAAGTTGTGCCGCTTGCTGACCACGCGCTTGTTGGGTTTCATAAGCCTGCTGTGCGCGTTGCGCGGCGCTTTCAAAGCCCGCCTGACGCATCTGCGCTGCCGTCCGCCCTTGCTGTTCAAGGATGTTACGGCCTAATTCTTGTTCCGCTACGGCTTGACGAGAACCGCCAAATGCGCCCGCACCAACCGCTTGCGCTCCAACCTGTTGTTGCTGAATATCACCCGCGCGTTGAATATCCTGAAGGGCTTGCTGCACCGCGGCATCTTCATAAGCACTCATAAACGGGCTAATTTGACCCGGATCAAAGCGTTCAGTTGTGCCTTCTAAGCCAGCAATACCGGTTAATGCAGCACCTGTACCCAAAGCACCCGCCTGACGCAGAGCTTCTGCGGCACCCGCTGCACTTCCAAGAGCGCCTTGGCCCATCGCACCGTATGTACGTGCGCCTTCGGTAGCCGTTCCAAGCTGACCCGCAAGAGTTTGACCAACCCCTGCTCCGCCAAGAGCTGCGCGGTCCGCGACTTGTTGTCCGATGCCCGCGGCAAGACCCATACCGGTCTGCGCTTCAGTAACTTGTCCGGGTATTTGATCGTATGCGCGAAGCTGATCTGCCATAGACTGAGCGGCAATGTCCCGTGCGCCTTGGGCCGCGCCTGACATAGCACCTGTCGCGGTTTCTACACCCTGCGCACCGTAGCCTAAATTAGCTGCAATACCTTCTTGTGCGGCAGTAATCTGGCCCGGGATGTTCTGAATGCCCGTTTCCATGGCTCCGAGGGCCGCGGTCTGGTAAGGAACCGCCCCTGCCATAACACCGCCAAGAGCGGTTTGGGCATCACCAAGCGTATATCCTGCTTCTTGTAAGTATGGTTGGTATCCACCAACCCCTGCCGCTGCGAGTTCGCCCGCAGTGACCTGCAATTGCGACATATCCGCCACGAGTTGTGGCGGAATGGTTATGCCTTGGTCTGCTAATGCCTTCGCGGATTGTAAGAGGCCAATTTTATAGGCTTCAATATCCGGGGCTTCGCGGACTATCTGTTCGGTAACTTCAGACATTAAGCCATGGCCCTCCCGCGGCTTTCCAGATTACGCATGACCGAGTACATGTTCTGGATGCCATTGTTTAGGTTTCCGTTCCCCAAGCCGCGTACTGCGTCTGTCGTCATGACAAACTCACCCGGCATGAGCATTGCGCGGACACTGTCCTGCCCCGGAATACCCTCATTGGGCATGATGCCGCCATTGCGGCGCGGGAAAATCTCGCCACCTTCCGCAGCATACTGAACAGGCCGTGCAAACGGTCCGCCCGGTGTACTACCTTGAAGGAAGTATTGGTTAGGATTGTAAGTAAATTGTGTTGGCACGTTGTAAGTATCGTAGTTTGGCGCTCGGATCGTCAGATCGTTAAGTGCCCCTACTGAATAACTGTCACGAGGCACGTATTCACCAGTGTTTGGATCAAGAACCACACTGCCTAGATCGCCGACTAGGTACTTGCTTGGATCAGCCGCTACCAAATCTTCACCCGTAATAACGTTGCCATCTGCGTCACGCTCTGCAATCCCTAGCTCTTCGGCTGGAATTGGCTCAAATGCGCCTGCGGCAGTCGCTGCGGTCAAGCCCGCGGTTGCCAATGGTGCATATGTGCGCAAGAAGCCCGGTCCAAGAGACGAGGCTGTTACACCTTCCGCGGCTTTTGCAGCAACCTGTGTGGCAAGAGAGGGATCGATGCCTTGTGAAATTTGCTGACCAAAGGTTGTTCTCGCTGTATTTGCTTGCGCAGCGGCAACTTGATCTGCCGTTGGACCCGCTGGGAAGAACGCATCTTTCATGCCTTGTGTAAAGCTTATGTCGTCGCCCGGAGTAAGTGCGCCTCGAAGACTTTCTGTAAAGCTCGGAGGTTCGTAAGTCGGAACAGTAGGCGCTGTTGTTGGATTTACTGTCGCACCTGCTGGAATTTGTCCGCCAGAAGGTATTGTAGCTGTTTGACCGGTGGTCAATGTTACATCTACTGGACTTCCTGTGTTGTTCAAACGCGCTACTGCGGTATCCGCGTTTCTAAGAGCCTCTGTTGCGGTCGCTTGTGAAGGCGTTTGTGACGTTACAGCGTCGTCGATTACATCTGGAGGCGCATCTCTAGTTGAAATACGAACATTATCAGCGACCGCAGCTTCAGTTGGAACATATTCGCTAAAGAAGGTCTGTTTGCCAGCGTTAGCTGCTTGAGCTGCTTCGCCGCCAAAGACATTGGAAAGCGACGTTTGTGCGCCAGAAACAGTCTGACCAAAACGACCAATCGGGTCAGCCAGACCAGACTGTACGTTTTCTAAGAATTTACCGGGTCCTGTGAAGCCTTGGAATACCGCGCCAGTTGCACCCGCAACCAATGCTGACTTCAAAGCGTCCTTAATAGAACCGCCTTGGATAAGTGTACCAATGCCTGAACCAAGAGCTGCACCGTAAATAGGTCCGAGAGGCGTGAACGACAAAGCGATAGGAAGGATAACGGGGGCAACCTTCTTGACCACTTTAACGACCGACTTAACGATTTTCTTTACGGCATTACCAACTTTCTTAAAAATCTTTTTTATAAACTTAAAAAATTCGGGAGCGCCTGTTTCAGGGTTAATGCTGTTTGCATCCGAGCCAACAACGTAACGTTCAGGGTCCTCGACGCCCGCTTCACGTAGTTTTTGAAAAATTGCTTCTTTAAACTCAGGATCGTCTTTAAAGAAGTCGGCAGGAATAACAAGCTCACCAGTTTGAACGTGAGCAATAGTATCGTCACCCTCGCGGCCCATTGCCGCCATTTTCTTTGTCAAAGCAGGGAACTGGGCAATGCCCTCATCGCCGTATTCTTCTACGCCGTCATCATCGTCACCGTATGCCGCTTCGAGTTCGTCATCATCCATGACGAAGTTGCCAATACCACCGTCGGGAACGGTTAACTCTTCAATTTGTTCTGCTTCTAATGCCATTATCCCGCTCCACCAGTGATACCTTGCGGCATGGTTACGTTAATAATTGTACTTCGCTTTTCTCCTCCAGTCCATGAAGAACCGCACTGTGGGCAATTCCCGTCTGGGTAAGATGCTATTTCTTCAGGTGTATCCACCTCATTACTACATGTAACACAATGCACCACATCTCGGCTAGTAGAAGGATGCCATTTACTGCCATCAGGCATAGTAATTACTGTATTTTCACTCATGATGTTGTTACCGTGACGTCTCCCACGGCCCCCGTTGCTTGCTGACCACGAACATGAGGCGTGTCAGCAAGCGTGATTTTTACGAATCCATCTTGCTGAAATAGAGCGCCAGTCTCTAATCCGCTATCGTCAGTCTGTAGGTTGGTTAATACCAGTTGCGTGTGTCTCCCCTCACCCGGGTTCTGCATATTCTCCAAATATGTAGAGAAAGAACGCACTAACTCTGCAAAATATTGTTGAGTATATTCACCGGGAGGTATCGGGAAGAACGGACGAACTAGGTTTCTTGACATTAACGTCTCCCATCTGGACGAACATCAAGACGTGGCGAGCCAAGCCGCCAAGCAATACCCGTATCGGTCGTTTCAATACGGAATGCAAACGATCTGCCACGCAAACGTAAGTGAACTTGATCGGTAAACTGTTCAACAGGCACAGAAGCCGTCTTTTCTATAGTCGAAGCCGTGCTATTGGCATATGCATCACCCGGGAAATTACGCATTTTGACCGTCATACTGGCCCCCGGCGTCTCATTCGTACTGTCTCTGAACGTCAAATCAGGCACAATCCTGCGCACAAACGCAAAGTTATCACCCTCGCCAATATCTAACTGACTGCTCTCAATATAGGACGTAATTGCCGACGCTGGATTGGTCGAACCGTCGTCCAAACCAAACTCCTGATAGTAAAGCGCGTGGTCCGTGGACGCCGCAACGGGATACGCGTCCACCCCGCGGTCCAACCAACATGTACGGGAAAGCGTACCGTAGTACCAAATCTGTTGCTGGTAGTTGTAAACCACATAACGGTCATTTTCAGTGCTATTCGCTGACGGATAGAACCACCAAACTTCAGAATATGCCGTGTTTGTCGCAGCCGTAACCTTGTCAATCTGACCTTCGTTAAAGTCACTAAACACATAGTCGCGGACCGTGCATGGCAAACGCTGTACCGTACCGCCATAGACGTAGAACTCTTCCGCGCCCATCCAAAACACGTTGTCTTCCACAGAAACCGCGGCAAGTGGCCCCGCAATCGTAATGTTTTCCGACACCAAGTTAATGCCGAAGGTGAAGGGTGGTCCCAAATACTGCATTGCGTGTAGCGAAACGTCGGTAAACACAAGGATTTGCTGGCGCGTTTCAATCGCGTTAACAATCTCGGACCCCGAACCTAACCGAAGGTCACCAGCGGTGTTTGTCGCTTGTGCAGCCCAAACCAACGGGTTCTCTTGGTCAGAGAACCGGATTAACAAAGGGTCTTGTGTGCCAATGTCGTTTTCAGGATCGCAACCAAAAGCAATAATGTGTCTGTCGCGGTCTGAAACCAAAACCTTTTTGGCAATTGTCGGCGTTGTACTGTCCGCACCCGCCAAATCTTTTAGCTCAACAGCGCGTGTGGTCAAACCGTTGGTTTTATCCCAGTAGTAAATGCCGCCGTCGCGCACATTAATAAGCAGGTCTTCACCAAAGTTATCGTGCGACCAAATACGCAATGTCGAACCTTGTACAGCCAAAGACGCGCCCGAACCCCACGTGCCACGTGCCCAAGTGCCTGCGCCCCAGCCCGTACCTGTAACCGTGGTGTCCAAACCAGACTGGATTTGATACGTGCCAACAACAGAAGCTCCGCCATTACCCGTGTCAGAAGCCGTCGCAAAGACGTAAGTTGGCGTATAGCCCGTTGTTGTTGTTATTGAGTTCAGTGTTGCCACTTCACGCGCTTCGACCAAGTAGGTGTCATTGTCTACAACGTGACTAATCTGGTATTCTTGGTTCAAGATGTCGGCGGTTATAGCGTCGCCAAGCGTTGTAGCTCCGCTAAACGTTACAAAGTCATTATCCTCTGCACCGTGGGCCGTGTCTGATATAGCGATGGTCGCGCACTTTACGGCGTCACCACTTGTGTGCGCTGCGGCGTCCGTGCCATTAAAACCACGCTCCAAGCCTACCAAATCACTACCGCTAATTGCAGCGTAGCGAATAACTTCGTCGTTAATCTTAATAACGCCTGTTTCAGGAAACCCGGTAGAACTTGTCAGTGTGAGCATTGTGTCGGCAATACTGACGTTTCCGTTCAAAGTATTAGCTGCCGCGGCGAACGTTACGTCGCCCGCAGAAGTCGTTGCACGAATGGGCGTAATATCGGAATACCCGCCACCTTCGTTAATGTAATACTTCAGGTGCGTACCAACGCCCAGATACCGCGAACCGTCGAGCGCGACCCACGGGTGTAAAGCGCGGCATGTACCTAAGTGAAAGGTGGCGGAAGTTTTCTCCCAGCCACCTATTTTTTCAGGGAAGCCAAAACGAAACCGTACCTTGTCACAGTCAAACCAACCACCCTCGTTACTATACGAGGTGGTTTCTCGGTTAACACCGGGGCGGAATTGCAACTTGGTAAACGGCATTCATCACTCCACCTAGTTAACGACTTCTGCTTCCTCTACCTCTTCTTGAGGGTTTTCGAGGGCATCCGCCAATAGTTCAACGAACTTCTGACGCCCAATAGACAGTTGGTCCAAGTTAAACTGAGCGTTGCCCAGCTTGCGGTCCAAATCCTGAACGTGGTTCAGGTATGCCTTTTGAGTGTCGTTCATGTCTTCGACAAAGTATTCTGTGTCGTTGACTGTGATGGGTGTCTTTTCATTTTTTCCCATGCTAGTCTCCTATGTTAAAGTTTTACGAGTTAGCTGCAATAGCAGCGTTAACCGCAGTCATATCTTCCGTTGTCCAGAAGTCTTTAGCAACCATCAACTGTAGATGCTCTACGTTGCGTGACACAGTGTCAGCCCATTCAGCATCGTCCATGCCCTCTGGTTGCCCAGCGTTTAATAGATCAACAGAGTGACCCATTGCTGTGTAGTGTTGTGCGATTTCTTCCGCAGTTGGTGTATCAGTCATGTCTTTCTCCTTTTCTGACTGGTTACGATTATGCACTTTCCAGTGCGGCTAAACGAGCTTCCAACTCATCGTTTTTAGCGGATAGCTCTTGAATTGCTTTAATCATGTGCCAAGTAAGTTCGTCTTCTTGAACAGTGTGAATACCTCTGTCGTCTGTTCCGACTGCACTTGGTATAACCTGTGCTAACTCTTGAGCTATACAGCCAACCTGAATTCCAGATTTATTTACAGCTATTTGTGTTTTATCATAATCCTGTAGGTCAGGGTCTGTTATTTCATCAGCCGTTCTATACTCAAAGTTTCTAACCCTGATCTGATTTATTTCGGATAGACCAACAGTGCTGTCCGTGATGTTTTTCTTTATGCGCTCATCAGAAGTAGTATTCCAAGACGATGTATTGCCTGTGTTATAAACACCTCCACTGCCCACTACTCTAAAAGAGCTATTAGCTGCAAAAGTGCCTACTCCTGCGCCTAAAGCCACTGCTCCAACACGACTTGTATTGTCTGTGTCAGCATCTTGACCAACACAGACGTTACTGTTTCCACTTATACACAAATCTCCTGCTTGATACCCTAAGAATGTATTGTAATACCCTTCTACAATAGAAGAACCAGCAGCGTACCCCACAGCCGTGTTGTTCATGTTATTTACAGTTGAACCCGGAGCATTTTGGCTTTGTAATGCGTAGTTACCAATGGCAACATTGCGACTGCCAACGTCCTCTGCCACCAGAGCATTTCTGCCAATAGCAACATTTAACTCACCTAAAGTCATTGACTGCATGGCTTGGAAGCCAACGGCAGTGTTGTCGCTGGCGGTGGTGTTGTTAGTGAGGGCGTTAGAACCAACGGCAACATTGTTATTACCTGTTGTGTTGTCATAAAGTGCTACATCACCAATGGCAGTATTGTTTGATGCAGTACTATTAGAGTGTAAAGCATAGTCACCAAATGCTGCGTTATACTGACCAGTAGTATTAGAATAAAGGGATTGATACCCAACCGCTGTGTTGGCATTGGCGGTGGTGTTGTTTTGCAAAGCATCACCACCAAGGGCTACGTTATAGCTGCCCGTAGTATTATCAAACAAAGACAAAGCACCAACAGCCACGTTATCCGCACCTGATGTGACAACATACATTGCGGCATTACCAACGGCTACGTTTTCTCCACCTGTTACACCTGCACTATTGCCGCCAAGTGCCAAACGACCAACAGCAACTCCAGATGGGCCTGTTGTTACTCCGTAACCAGCCCTATAGCCAACATAAGTTGCTTCTACGTTAGTAGCATTATATCCAGCTTGATAGCCTAAAGCCGTGTTTTCACTTGATGTTCCTATCGTATAAAGTGACTGATACCCAACAGCCGTGTTGTAGCTGGCGGTGGTGTTGGAGAATAGTGAACTTTCCCCTACAGCCGTATTATAAGACCCTGTGGAGCCTGTTCTGTAGGCATTTGTACCGATAGCAACGTTCTGAGTACCAGTAGTATTTCCATGCGCAGCATCTCTACCTACTGCAACGATGTTAGTACCTGAAGTATTACTGTAAGCAGCCTCATAACCAACGGCGGTGTTAGTTATTCCATTAGAATTATAAAGAGAACGATAACCTACGGCAGTGCTTAAACCCGCAGTAGTAGCGGAAGCTAAGGCTTGATGCCCCAATGCTGTATTATATGACGATGTGGTCATAGCAGCAGCAGCATCACGGCCCACTGCTACATTGTAGCCTGCGGTAGTAGTTAATCTCAACGCTGCTAAACCAATGGCTACGTTATTTGTGCCTGTAGTATTTGTATAAAGCGCCTGATACCCCACAGCCGTATTGTCGCTGGCGGTGGTGTTACTATATCCCGCCTGATAACCCACTGCCGTGTTGTTGCTGGCGGTGGTGTTGGAGAGTAATGCACGGTATCCTAAAGCAGTATTATAACTACCCGTAGTATTAATTCCTAATGAACCACTACCAAACGCAGAGTTAAACCCACCTGTCGTATTTGCGGCCATAACCTGATAACCTAGGGCCGCATTGTCCCTACCGCTGGTATTTGCAGCTAAACCACTATGTCCGACTACGGTATTTTGTCCTACTCCTGATGCAGACCCACCCATTGTGTTACCGCCAATAGCAATACTTGGCCCAGAAAGTGCAGTTGTTATACCTAGTCCCGCTTGATAACCAATTGCAATAGTGCTTGATGCAGTTGTAACATTTTGACCTGCTTGTCTGCCAATAAATGTATTCTGCGCCCCAGTAGTATTACTATACCCCGCCCTAAAACCAACAGCGGTGTTATTACCTGCAGTAGTGTTTGAATAAAGACTTTCCATACCCAAAGCTACGTTGTAACTGCCTGTAGAGTTTGTGTAGAAAGCAAGGCCACCAAGTGCTAAGTTTTGTTCTCCAGTGGTATTACTAAATGCAGCCTGTCGGCCCATAGCCGTGTTGTAGTTTGCGGTGGTGTTTGCATACAACGACTGATAACCCACTGCCGTGTTGTAGTTGGCGGTGGTGTTAGAACGTAGTGCATCTCGACCCAAGCCTACATTGTATATACCTGTCGTATTGCTTAATAGAGAACTCACACCAACCGCAGTGTTTTCTCCACCAGTGGTATTTGAGTATAGCGCATTATAGCCATACGCCGTGTTATAATTCCCAGTCGTACTTGAGAACATAGAAACGTAACCTGCGGAAGTATTGCCGTTGCCTGTAGTATTACTATAACCAGCCTGATACCCAACCGCAGTGTTGTTGCTGGCGGTGGTGTTGGAGTAGAGGGCACTATCACCTAATGCTGTGTTGTAGTTTCCTGTTGTATTAAGCAGCAACGCCACATATCCGACGCCGGTATTTGAAACACCTGTCGTGGTTTGTTGCACTGCATTTGCACCAAAACCTGTGTTTTGAGACCCTGTACTATTGCCATAACCAGTTCTGCGACCAAAATAAGAATTGTTTTGCCCTGTACTATTGCCAAAGCCAGCCTGATACCCCACAGCGGTGTTGTTGCTGGCGGTGGTGTTGCTAACTAGCGCATCATGCCCCATCGCAGTGTTGTATGAACCAGTATTAAAATACAGCGAGTTCATACCTAAGGACGAGTTCGATGTTCCTGTTTGGTTTGTGTACTGTGAGCCGTATCCTACTGCAGTGTTGTTGGATGCGGTGGTGTTGGAGGTAAGAGCCTGACGGCCTAATGCTGTATTGTATGAGCCTGTGGTGTTTGCGTCTAATGTTGCCGCACCCATTGCAACATTGTCACCCCCACTTGTATTAAGCGCCATAGAAGATGCACCAACAGCGGTGTTATTTGAGCCTGTGTTTGCTGTTAAAGATGCATCACCTATTGCGACATTATAATTGCCGACACTTGCATCATCTAATGCAGCATTACCCAACGCCACATTCTCTATACCAGTAGGATAATTCCCATCCAGCTTGATCGTGCCGCCATCGACGCTGACGTTACCAGCTACAGTAAGGCCATCTGATGTAACAGTGCCGTCCACGTTAAGTGATGTATTAAAATCAACTGCGCCCGTAACCGTAAGAGCCGCTGTATCAATCGTCATTGCGGTAGACGCGTCAATATCAACAGTAGGTGCAACAATTTCAATCTCAGTATCCGCGTCAATGTCCAGTTGCCCATCGGCAGAAGAGCTGATCTTCAACGCTGTGTCGCGAAACTGAAGCTCATCGGTTGTTGTCATCTGAATAGCATTGCCACCAGATGTATTGCCGTTAGCGAGAACCTCGGACAGTTCGTTGTTCGCACCAACCTGTGCGTCAACATAAGCCTTGATCGACTCAGATGTCGCAATGTTCGTCGCCGCAGCCGTCGCCATTGTATCGTCGTCGATAATCTCAGTGACCGAAACAGAACCCAAACGCAGGCTGTCAAAGTACGCATTGTTAAACACGTTCGCCGCTACCGCGCCAGAACCCGCACCGTCAAAGTAAATAACCGCAGTCGTTCCCGCAGGAAGCTCGTAGTCGTTACTCGCGTTATACGTCCCTTGGAACAGGATAATGCTGCGCGATCCCGCCAGATCGTTGCGGATGTAAATAATCTTTTCCGCGTCATTCGGCGTCAACTGCACATAGGCCGTCGCACCTAGATCGCCGCCATCGTTAAAGATAACCATGCGGTTACGACCATCGGACGCCGCACCGTCGCTAATCGCCAGTGTATTCGGAGAACCAGAAGTCCCTGCGCTCGGCAGGGTAACCGTGACCTGACCGTCAAGAGCCGTATCAACCAAGCTCAAGTTTGTGTTCGTTGTATCGCCCCACGTACCGGACTGTTCACCGGTTGCTATAAGTTCGATACCGTTATTCAGTGTATATGTACTGGGCATTTTCTAAAACCTTATGCTGCAATCCGCGTCCATGTCGGGTCTTGAGACGGCGTCTCTTCTGAATACCCGGGAGACTGAACTGGCGTCTCCTCACTATAACTCGGATTTTGATTTGGAACAATGCTGCCGTATACCAATACTTGGCCCACGGAAGATGTCATTTCGAGGCCGGTGACAGGAACATCTGAACCCGCGGTGACAGTTGCAGTTCCAACCTCACCCGTTCCTTCAACACCGGTTACATTTACGCTGGCTCGAACTTCAACAGTAACCGAGCCAACGCCCGCTGTTGCTTCAAGACCAGTTGTGGGCGCTGTCGCCCCAGCGGATACTTCAATAAATCCGCCATATACAAAACCTTGGGCCTGCAAGCCCGAAGGTATTTCAACGATAGCGTCGGCCTCAACAATAACGCCACCCTCTGTTTCGTTGATGATGTCTGTAGAGCCGTTAGTACCGTCAAAGTGCAGAAGTGCCGTTGTGTCGCCGTCTACTGCGTAATTAACAGTTGGTTCAGTGAAAGACGTGCCCCCATAACGAGCAACGGAAGACAGACGCAGTTCATCAATGTATCCATTGAAATCACCAAAGCCGTTCTTTCCAATAGCAAAGACGCCATCATCTGGGCGGTTTCCAGTAGAACTTGATGCCTCTAACACCCCATTGATGTAAAGCCTGTGAACACTCCCTTCTCTTTCAACAGAGATCATAGTCCAGACGTTCGCGGAAATTCTGGTACTAGATAAAAAGAGTGTTGTTGACCCTGCAACAGTGCCTTGAACCTGATCTCCAATCAAATACACATTAAGCAGAGAGCTTGTACCTGACTGCCACAAGCCTTTGTAGCCTGTAACACTTGTTGGGCGAATCCACATATCTACTGTGAAATCACCAGAACTTAGGTCAATGTTATCGTCAGACGTTACAAAATCATCTGTACCATCAAGCAGTAGTGAAGCTGAACCAAATTTGGCTTGGGCTGTTGAAAGCTGCGCAGTGCCATCCGCCGTAAAGGCAGAACCACCGGTTGGAGTTAGGGCCTCCGCGGAAACGCCAGTAACACTAACGTTTGCGTCACCTTCCATCGTGACGGTTCCGACTGCGCCCGTAGCTTCTAGTCCCGTTACACTTACATCTGCATTAGCCTGAACTGCGACTGAACCAACGTTGCCCGTTGCTTCCAGCCCCGTGACAGGGATGTTTGCTTCCCCGCTTACGGTTACAGTTCCAACCGCGCCAGTGGCCTCTAATCCGGACGGACTTACATTTGCGTCTGCCGTTACCGTGACCGCGCCCACCGCGCCTGTAGCTTCTACGCCGTCTACCGATACCTTTAGTATCGGTGTGCCAAAGGAACCGTCACTCCAAGTGGAACGACCCCACCCTTCATATAGAGTTGACGATGCCACGGCCTTATCCTTACGCTATCCGGATAATTGCGTTTGACGCGTCTGCCGTTGGAAAGATGATTGTAAAATCACCGGCGGTAGATGTCTTATCCGATCCAAAGTCCAAAACAACAACCGCACGGTTGCCATTTGTAGAGTTATAAATCAATGCACCCCGCGCTGTGATCGTCGCCGTTGAAAACGTAAAATCAGCAAAATCACAAAACGCTGTTGTTCCAGACGTAGTCGGATCAATATTTGTCAACGTGCCGCCGCCCGCAGTATATCCTGTGCCGCTAATCTCGCCGGTAGTTGTGTATACCGTCGTAGAGGCATCAAGCGTTGCGGTGTTGTCGTACAACGCAATTTTGTAGGCATTTGCGCCTACATTAAAGTCGTGCAAACCTTCCAAGACTTCTTGCTTAAAAGACGTACACATGTAGTTTCCGGTAAAAGCCATGTATCTTCTCCTTTTCTAAGCCTAACTTACTGTTTCGGCCTAATTACCTTTCCAGTTCTGTACTCGTCGGTAACCTCTTTAGATTCGCCGAACATCTTCAGTCCAGTGATCGCTTCCGCAAAACGCTTCTCATATTGCGCCATTACGTCCTGCTCACCCTTCATATAGATATACGCTTCAATCAACGAACCGTATAACAACGCTAACTCTGCATTTTCACTCAACCAAGTGGTGCCAGAACCCGATCCAGCGGTCAAACTAGCTGGTCTATAGAAATAATGCAGCTCTACAGCGTAACTTGAGTCCGGTGTCGGCCCCAAAACGAAGTTATCAATGTCAAAAACCGCGTAATAACGCGGATTCCCCGTCGTGGTGGCGTCTGGATTGAAAGATTGGACGAAATCTACGTCTTTAAAATCCAAAAACACGTGATCGCTGTCCGAATTAACAAAAGAAAGCGAATATGGAGCCAAAAAGTCGCTCGGACAAGCCAAATACTTGTTAGAAGACGTCATATTGCCACTAACATTCTTCCGAAACAGGCTTAATTGCACATTTTTAAGAATGCGCTCCTCCGCCTGACGGATAAACAACGGCAAATTGTTCACAAAAGACGTTTCGTCGTTCTCTGTGTAGTCCTGAATGGCCTGTTTTAGTTCATCGTATGTAAAGCTCATGACGTACTCACCGTAACTTGCCCAACTTTACCAAATGCCTGCGGCGGAAGAAGGTTTGGTGCCTCTACAAGAGGAATACCAACAAATACATCCAGCGGCTCAATACGGTCAGGTCTTGCATTCTCAAGAGCCTGCGGGTCTACAACCTTGCGAAACGGCCCAAGCTGCGGGTGTTTTGGCTCATACTCGTCGGGACCCACAAGCAAACCATTCCACTCGCGCTTCATCACCTTATATGGATAACGAAACCCAGAGCGGTCAGATATTGCCCACGAATCTTTTCCCGAAGCAAACTTAGCCATCTACCCCGTCCTATAATATTCGTATTTCGGAACAACGTTGAACGACGACCGATCACGGTCTTCCGTTGCAGCGCGTTCGAACTCTTCTTCGTATACAGCTTTGAGCATTTGCACACGATTAGGTGCCCGCTTCAAAGCAATGTAGTAAGCCAAGCCTGCCGCCAGACAGGGATAGAACCGAAACGGCATATCCATCGTGTCTGTGTAAACATCCGCGTCATCCATGCGGGTCAACGCGTCGTAAATCACAACATCGGTGGTGTTTTCAGGCGTAGGCCATATTTTTAGGTTTGGAGTGAGCTGACGATCCAAGAAAAACTGGTTTGGTCGGCCCTGCGTGGTTTTTGTAGGAATTGTAAGGTATTCGTCCCGGCTCAAACGCTCTAACGAATAGTCTGTACCGTCACGACGCACAATAACCGACAGAACGTCGATTACGTCTGTACCCAGATCGTATTCGCCGTCACCAATCGCTAGTGTGACTGTGCGTTGTTTGATTGTCCATTGGTTCAAGCCACGGTTAGCCCAATCTGCAAGCAACAGATTAAGCGAACGCTTTGCCGTCTTTAGGTCGTAACCAGTACGAACCTCAAGACCACAACGCTCGAACGCTTCTTCGACGTACTCAGCGACGTCTAGCTCAAAATCTGTGCTTCCTGATGTAGCCATCTTACTTCTTCACCATGCCGCCTTTGCGCATCTTTTTAACCATGCCACCACCGCGCATTTTCTTTACCATACCGCCGCCACGCATCTTTTTGACAGGCGCTTTCTTACGTGGTTTCATTGCCATCTTTCAATCTCCTATATAGGCGTTCCCGCTTTTCATAGATTTCACGGGCGTTATACTGGCTATTATACGTGTCATAATAGCCTTTTTTATCCAGCTTGTCTGCCGCTTCTTGCAATTTCGACAAACGCTGCACAAAAATCATGGCATATTCAGCATCCACATGAGGCTCGAAGTCAATATCCTCTACAAACTCGCTTTCCTCGTCATGCGGGTGAAAACCCATAACCCAGATGTCTTTGTCAATAAACATACCGTCTGCAATGACGTCATTCATCTCGTCTAGGTAGGTGTGAAATACTTCAGGGTCTTCGTAGAATTTAAAATCGACGATAATGGCTAAATCAAAGTTATCGTCAAACATAGAGACAGTGTTGTACAAACACTGCTTGTTGCTTTCATACTTAAACATGACTGCAACACGATCATCAGCCCAAGCCTGTTGCGCATAAGGACACGGCGGCAAATTATTAAAGTGCGGGCTGGCTTTAGACAAAACTTCTGACGACCAGTCGATCAATTCCCGATGGACTGCTTTTTCTACTTCGAGGGAGGGCGTCAAAAAAGCTAAGTTCATGCCTGCGTTACCGAACCTTTCGTTCTCTTGCGCCGACCGTTCATCACGGCCCCGCAACCCCTAGCAACCGCAGTACCCGCCTGCGATTTACCACGAAAAGGACGTTTAGGCTTCGTTTCAGTAACCGCGCCACCCAGCGCCATACCTTTTACTTTTGCCTTTTTAGTATTCGATACAACCTGCTTGCCTTTAGAGCCTTCTCGCTTCTTTTTACGAGCCGTAGAAGCCCGCTCAGACTGCGTAAGACTTTCAGCTTTGCTGCGAGGTAGGCAGCGGTCAGGGTTCTTTTTATTCTTAGAAGTACCGCATTTACCTTTGATTTTACCATCAGTTCCAATTCTTACCCAGTCTTGGTCCCGCCATTTCTTCAGCTCACCCACTTTTCTTCCCCTTCGCTTTTTTGGCGTAATTGGGGTCTTTACAATACTTCGACGCAGCCATGTTTGCATAAGCCGAAGGGTAAGTGTCGAATGTGCGCTCCGCCCAAGCCTTGCCTGCGGGACATATTTTGCTGCCCTTACTTTTAGACGAGGACTTCTTGGACTTGCGCGAATAGGCCATCAGAAAAACCTTTCTGCCAAAGCGGAAGCTATGATTAAAGCGGCAATTCCCCAAAGACGGATATCCAGCTTGTCTAGCTGCGCATCAATCTTTGCGTAACGACGGTTGCACTCTTCTTCGTGCTTTTCGAGGAGTTTTAATACTTCTTCTACCTTCATCTTACCACGCCTTACAGGACCAGTATCTTGCACTAAATTTGTCTTTAGCCGTGTCGCAATTGTGTCTTGCACGGAAGCTTTTACGGCGACTTGGTTGATCTTTTTTAATCGACATCTTGCTATCTCCAAAGCGAACAAGTTTGACTTGATCGCCTTTTTTAGCGAGAACTGCACTTTTCTTAGCTTTTCCGGGAGTGCGTTTGGGTTTATTATATCCGGCAAAGGTTTCACCTCTATAACTTAGTCTTCCAGAAGGCAGTCTCTTAACATCTTTTGTGGAAGCCATTACAACTCATCCCCATTTTTAATGTAGATGATCTCAAAAGCCGCAGATATGTCAAAGGTAACACTTGCTGAAGACGACACCGCCCGTACTTCTATGTCCGTTTTTTCAGTAAATTTTACCGGAACAACCAAGGTGTTTTCGATGTGCATCCCCGTGGTAAGAGACTTTACATCTTTACTTTGAAACACCTCTCCATACGGTCTAGCTACCAATGTCATTTTACACACGGCAGGTGTATTAGATGTCGTACCGTTAGAAACATCGTATTGCATCAGATAAGCCGTATAGCCTGCGGGTACAGTCCACAACGCCATTAAAGTCTG